GCCTCCTCCGCCGCCGCCTCCGTGGCCGCCTCCACCACCGCAGCCGAGCATGGTCGGCATGTTCGGAATGATAGTTACGTTGCCGCCAGAGCCGCCCGCGCCATCTTTTGCGAGCCATCCGTAACCTTTATACTCAGGCGTGTCGAAATTCGTCCATTTCAAGCGTCCGGCATTGCCATCTTCTCCCGCGTTGCCCATAGCGGCACCGCCACCGCCGCCTCCGCCAGAAACGCCAATCTGACCGCCTGAGCTGCTGCTGCTTTCAGCCGCGAGGCCACTTGCACCCTTGCCACCTGCGTAGCCGAGGGCGTTTCCTCCGTCTTTGCCTGCACGAACCTTGTTATCACTGCTTGTATAGTTTGCTTCGCCGCCGCTGCCTCCATCTCCGCCCTTGATGCCGTCGTCTCCGACTTGAGCGTAAAACTGCTTGTTGACCGGGTCTGCAAAACCAATATCGGAAGATGAGCCGTTTTCAGAGGATAGCGAGCCGAACTTTGTTTGCACGCCAGACGTACCGGCCACGCTGCCGTCTGCGGAATATACGCCGCCTTTGCCGCCTGCACCAATTTGCACTGCGTAATCCGTTCCGGGCGTAACATTCATTTCAACGCTGTAAACCTTTCCACCCGCGCCACCTGCGCCTGCTATGCCGCCTTTGCCGCCTGCACCGCCGTTGTACATGCTCTTGCCATCTTCGCCCTCACATCCGCTCGAACCGCCAGACCCTCCCCCAATCAGCACTGCACGAATACTCGTCACATTTTCTGGCACCGTCCAAGTGCCGCTCTGTGTCAGCACCTCCACAGTGTCGTAATATTCCTGCGCACCAATGTCCGGCGGGAAATAATCAATCAGCACACTTTCCTCTGCCGCAAGTTTGCCGGATACCGTAATATCCGCACTTTCAATGCAGCCGGAGACTGTGCCACCGTAAGGATGCGCAATCTGCACCACATCGCCGGGAATTTCGCGTTTTGTTGCAATTTTGTAATTGATACGCTCATTGTGGCTGTAATACTCAGCAAGGCGTTCTGCGACCGCTGTTGTGTTGACAAGAGACACGAGCGTCGCATTATCTACCTTAACCGTATTGTCGGACTGCGTAACAAGTTCGCGTGTTTTCGGTTTAATCTGCTGTGTTACCTGTCGGGTAACGTGCGTATACTTTTTACCCGTCAGAACGCCCGAACCTGCCGAAACCGTTGCCCAGTTTGCGCCGCTATCAAGCACGGAAAACCCGGATGCCGCGAGGTCGTAGCACGGTTCGTCGAAGGTGATTTTGTCGCCTGCCGACGTTGTACCCTTGAAAAGCTCCGTCGTTTCCGTTGCGCTCTGCGAATAGGCGTGTTCGGTTACGATTACCTCGGTAACAGGCGTTGCGTAATCAACCGTACCGCTTGCGTAGATTTCGCCTGCGTCGATTGCGCTTGCCTCGCCGCTCCACAGACCTTCAATGCGAATTGCGCCGTCAAAGTCAACCTTCAACGTAGCACCAATCGCAAAAAGCACCTGTGTGAGATTTTCACGCCGCGTCGCGATAGGAAGCCAGCCGTAAAGCTCAATATTTGCAATATTTGTTTTGACGTAAACCGTCAGCGGAGAGCAAATGTCCTCGCACACTTCCTTCACGGTTTCGCCTGTGTAAATACCGCCGTCGTGGTATGTCTCATCAAGCAAACCTACGGTCGAAGTGCAGGCGAAATGATAGGTGTTGATGGACGTTCGACTGATTTTCTGCACGTAGAAAATACCCATCTGTTCATCATCATGGAAGAAGGTCAAAGGTGTGTTGCGGATGAAATCGGTGAGGGTGGTATCCTCCGACACAACATCGAACTCCAACGTATCAATCGCCAGCACATCGCCAATAGGCGAACGTTCAGAGGTCGTCCGTCCTTCTTTTACGTCGAGGTTTGTAAACGTGCGGTCTCCGTAAACGATTGAATTTCCTGTCATGCGCTTTCACCTTATTTCTGTATCAGCGGAAACGTTAAGCCGCTCCAATATTCCGTGCCATTCCGCACCATTGCAAACGTGGACGGAAAATTGTTCGAGTAAAACTGTCCGCTTTTCGTGCTGTTCATCACCGGGTCTGTGTACGTCAGCGTCACAAACTCCGGCTCGATAGCGGACAGGATTTTTGCCTGTTCTGCCGCCGTAAGAGGGCGGCAGGTAACGTCAAATCGGATTTTGATAGCCACACGATCGCGCTGCATCGTGCCGTCGAGCATTCGACCGGCATTCTTGCCGTCAACGTCAGACCTTTGCCACTTGATGCCGCCATACGCGATGAATGGCGTTAAATCCAAATTTCCGACTTTCAAAATCACCTGCTCACCCCCGTTACGAGACTCGTGCCCTTTTCACGGGCAACTTCGTTATTGTATTTGTACAGCGCACGGCTGACGGTCTTTCCGTCAAGCGTAATGCTGCTATCCTTATCGTCGATTGCCTTTACGATCATGCTGCCGATTGCCATGACCGCGTTAATTACGCCATCGTTCGCGGATGCAATGCCGCTTACGATCTGATCGTTGTTCGCGACTGCGGTTCGGTTGCCAATCTGACCGACCATCTCTGCACCGTTCTCGCCTGCAACAAACAGTGAACCGTGCGCCGGGAAGCCGCCGGACGCAAACATTCCAATATCCGGCGAACCGGACAGAGAGGTGTAATCGTTGAGCAGCTTCGTATTCGTGTTTACGAACGAGCGGTTTGCAGCGGTCAGGCTATTCAGCGAACGAGAATAATTCTGCGTGCTGCTTTTACTCGACAGTGCACTTGAAGCCATGCCTGCGACTGCACCGCCGAGCAGGAACATAAGGCCGAGCGGAATTTGCCCCATGAGAATGAGCGCAACGCCTATTGCGACGGACGCGCCTGCAACAATTGCAGTAAGAGATGCAAGAGCGGACTGCACCTGCGCTTTGAGGTATCCCCAGTTGACGGCAACCGCCGTCGCTCCACTTGCAATGCCTGCAACGATCATGCCGAGACCGAGCGGAATATTCGCGCCAGAGAACAGCATAATTGCGCCCAGAGCAATGAATGCAGCACTGACGATTGCGGTTACAGCGGTAATCTGCTGACGCAGTTTCGTACTGAGCGCACCCCAGTTCGCCGCTACCGTTTTGCCGAGAATAAGTGCGCCTGCGGCGACCAGACCAAGACCAACCGGAATTTGACCGGCGAAAAGCAGAACTGCACCGATTGCAAGCATATAACCGGCAACGCAAACCATGATGGAAGAAAGCACGCTCTGCACCTGTGCCGGTATCAGTGACCAGTTTGCGGTAAGCGCCGTTGCAATACCGGCCGCACCGATTGCAATCAGGCCAATACCAATGGGGAGGTTGCCGCTCAGAGCGAGGATAACACCGAGTGCAAGCGCCGCACCGGATGCAACGAGCGCGATTGCTCCAAGAGCTGCACTTACATTGGTCGTCAGCATACCCCAGTTAAGAGCAGCCGCAGCTCCGATAGAAACCGCACCTGCAACCATTAAGCCAATACCAAGCGGAACATTCGCTCCGCTGAACGCAAATAGAGCGCCAACCGCAAGCAGAGCACCGCCAAGAACAAGCGTTATTGCGCTGACTGCTGCTCTAACCTGTTGGCTTACACTGCCCCACGCAACGGCTATGCCACCGCCTACAGCAGCGAGACCTGCTGCCATGAGCGCGATACCCAGAGGGATGTCCGCGCCGGAGAAAACCATGATTGCACCAATGGCAAGTGATGCACCGCCGAGAATAACGAGCAGGCTTGCAATCGCGCCCTGAATGTATGCATCCATGCTGTGCCATGCAACGATAGCCGAACCGGCAAGCAGCGTACCGCCTGCAAGCATCATTCCGATGCCCAGTGGAATCTCCGTGCCGCTGAATACGAGAACCGCACCGAGTGCAAACAGTGACGCGCCGCAAACTGCCATTACGCCTGCAAGAGCAGTTGCAACCTTACTGTCCATTGCATTCCAATAGATAGCTGCTTCCGCCGCAAGACCGATCGCACCTGCCGCCATAAGTCCAATGCCTAACGGAATGTTTACGCCTGAGAACGCAAGGATTGCACCGAGCACAAGCAGAGCGCCAGACATAATCGCGCTGATAACACCCACCTGCGCTTCAATCTGCTTTTTCAGTTCATCAGTCCGCTGATTGAGTCCGGCGAGAAAATCGTATTCCGGCATATCGAGACCGAGGTCGTTAGAGCCAGAGGTGGTATTCTGCTTATCAAGCACGTTCAATTCATCAATGCCGAGAACTGCGTTTTTCAGCTTTTTCAAGCTGTTTGTCGTATCGTCTGCATCATCTCCTACGCCGGACAGACCATCCTGCATACCGGAATAATCAATCTTCGGCAGGGTAAATCCCATGAGCTGTGCCAAGCGCTGCACCGCGTCGGTCAGCAGCTCTGTAAACACTTGCAGATACGGCAACACCTTTTCGATAATCGGAATAAAGAGATTACCAAGTGCGCGTGTCAACTGATTTAACTGTTGGTGCATAATTCGCATTGCATTCGCCGGAGTCTGAACAGTTCGTGCAAGGTCTCCCATGGAGTTTTTCGACTGCTCCATGATTGCAATGTAACGCAGCTGAGATTTCTGACCCTGTGTCATACTGTTCACGCTCAGAGAGATGCCGTGAGCAAGCGCAACCTGTTTCAGCGTTGCTTCATCAATTGCATAGCCGAGGCGGCGCATAGGCTCGATTTCGCCCGCGATGCCACTTTCGAGTTTCTGCATTGCATCTTCAATCGAGATGTTATAGAAAGATGAAATGTCATAACCGAGCTGTGTAAGGTTTTTCGACATAGTGTTTGCCTTGGTTTCGAGCACGCCAAATCCGGATGCAATCTGCTTGAACATGCCCTGATACTTCATCCATTCGGAAACATCAATGCCGACAGCCTTGTTTACTGCCTCTGCATACTCAAAGGCGCTGTCCGCCGCTTTACCCATGGTTACGCTGAACAGGTTCATACTCTCAACGTAGGCGTTCGAGCTGACCACCCAATCAGAAACTTTATCCGCTGCACGATCAATAGCAGCGAACGAGAGAAAGCCTTTCATCATGCCGGACAGACCGATACTCGCTTTCTTCGTCGAGGACGGCACTTTGTCCGTCGCAGCAATGAGACGCTGAATTTTAATCGGGAATGCGTTAAAACCGTTCGAAACTTTCTGCATTTCGGTCGAAAGAGGACGAACAGCGTCAGCGGTTTTCTGCATCTGCGTTGCGAATTTACCGAGGTCTGTCTTTTCAAGCTGTTCCGTTACCGTGTCGAGCTTTTTCAGCGTGTTGATAACCGAGTTCATGCCGGTTGCCTTTTCGACAGACGACACGCTCTGCATAGCGGAACTAAGTGCCGCAAACTTGTTTGAGTCTACATTCAGCGTTTTAATCGCTTCGTTCAGCTTTATCAGCCGGTTTGCGGTTTTCGTTAGATCATTCTGCCCGAACGTCAGATTACTAAGTGCGGTTCTGAGCGAAGACAGCTTTGATTTCTGCACATTCAGACGGTCAATAGCACTGTTTACCTTATCCAGACCCCGAGCAATCGTGTTCAGTCCAGAACCACTTTTGGAGGCGTTTTTGAGTTCTCCGAGGGTTTTTATTAAACCGTCAATGCCTTTTGACGCTTTATCGGAATTACTGGATATTTCAAGTTCCAGTGCATCAAGTCCTACGCTCATGCGTTCACCGCCTTTCCTTATGTATAAATAAAGGCTGCACGCAACCGTGCAGCCCTGTTCGCCATTACGATGGGCGAATTGTTATTCTTTCTTTTCGAACCGCTTTGCTGTGCTCTCTGCCCAGTTCTTGAAGAACAACTCAGCACGCAGACGGTCGTTTTCACCTTCGCGTTCTTCGCGTTCTTCACGTTCCTCTGCTGTCTGCTCATCCGTGAGCGGATACGGTTTTTCCCGATACGGAATAGCCTTTGTGCCGCGTTTTGCATTCGGATGAAGCAAGGGCGATGCATCGCAAATTGCCTCGTAAAAGTACATACCTTGCAGCCACAGCATTTCGTTGCGCCTGCGTAAGCGCATTCTTTCGGCACGATGGTAGGAGACCACTAACCACGGGTCTCCGTACCAATATTGCTCATAGGTCATGCCGATTGAAAGATAGAATGGTTCATCGTGCTCGAAAACCTCAGTCATAGACTGCGGAACGCAACCTTCGGGGGCGCTTGTCTCGCTCCCCGCATCGCTTACAGCTCCACAGTCACGCCGCCGTTTTTTGCTGCATCCTCATCAGCGGCAATCACGTTCGTCAGCGCAGCCTGCGCATAGAGCTGATTGAGACGTTCGATGAGCTGTGCGCTCATGCCGCCCATGCGGTCGAGCAGAGCATCGGTCTGCGAACGAGAAACGTTCTTGTGATGAGTGCGAAACGAAAGATAAAACAGCTCCGGGATTGCGGTTGCCGGGAAATCGACAATCGAATTTACCTTGAAGCCGCGTGCCTCTGCAAAGCGAACTGCTTCACGGTTGAAGTCAAGTTCGTATACCTTGCCGGACTTTTCGTCAGTCAGACGAACGGGCATTACTCGATCATTGGTGTTCATTTCTACGACATTTGCCATTGCAAAAACCTCCATGTGCCGCCTATGCGGCTATTTTCGTTATTTTATATACTGTGTCGACTTAGACTATCGTCGTTTAAGCCATCGTCTTTAAGCCGTCGGCTTCGCTTCCCACTGAGGCGCGCCGGTCGGGGTCACGTACAGCGTAGCTTCGAGCACATCGCCAACCTCTGCGCCGGGCATACCGAGCGCGGACGGAGTGCCGGTGAAGTACAGCGCCTTTTCCAGACCGGGAATGAGGATACACCACCACGTTGCCTTGCCGGAGTCCGCAGCGGTCTTAGCTGCCTGCACAGCAGCTTCCCATGCAGTAACAAGATCTTTGGTGAGGTTTGCGGTAAAAGAAAGTGCGCCGCCGAGGTCTTTCAGACCGTCGATGTAGGTCTTGTACTCGGTCTCTTCCAGAGTGGTAGTTTCGAGGGTTTCCGGCTCTGGATTCATCTCCGGAATGCTCTTGATTTCCGGCACCTTCGTATAACCTTCAACCGGACGAGTGTCTGCCACACTCTCGACCGCATAATTCAGCGTAATACCGGCAGTAGAAAGTCTGATACTCATACTTACCTCCTGTAAATTCTGTAATCATCCGAAACAACAGCACGGTAACGCGCTGTAATTCGGTAAATTTTCAAGTCTTGGTTTTTCGTCTGCGCTTTCATCGTGCGGACAAACCCAAGGCTCCGCATTTTCTCATCGAGCAGGGCAAGAATGGCTTTGCATTCCTGCTTTGCACCGCTCGTTTTATTGGAATAAATGTTCAGCGTGTACATCAAGTTTGCATGATGTTCGCGCATTTCGTCGGTCAACGTTTTCTCGTAAGTGTAATTATCGCTTTCAATCAGCGTGATACACGGAAAAGAAACGGGCGTGTCCACTTCCTCACCATAGCGAGAACCTTTCGGGTATGCGACAGTGAATGCTTTTGCAACTGCGTCAAACACAGTGCTTTCAATATCAATCACTGAAACACCTCCCTTACAATGCGTTCGACGGACATTTCCATCTCCTTTGTGGCGAACCACATCGGCATAGCCGCCGGATTGCCGTGCGTAAAATGCTTTCCGTCCTCGTCAATGTACACCCACGTATCACGTTTGCCACGGCCTTTGCCGTACTCACCGATTTTTGCAACCTCTTTCGGGCGGTTCGGATACGGTTCTTTGCCGTTATGGTGAACGCCTGCACCGAACTCAATGAAGCACACAGCCTCGCCCTCTGCGAGGATTTTATAGCCTTTGTCGGTCGGTTCAAGCGATACAGATACATCGTTGATACCGTCATACATCGCGGTTGTAAACCGCACAGACGCTTCGTGAGCACCAATCAGAGCGAGACGATAGGTAAGTTCAGCGCTTTTCTTGTCCACCCACGTTTTGTAGGTTTCGAGCTCTTTTACTGCCCTATCAATCGACCGTAAATTGAGCGACAGCTTGATTTTTTTACTCATCGACCGTCACTTCTTGAATTGCAAAAACAATGCTGTTCTTCCATGGAGCACGTTTCTTTACCACATAATTGTGCGGTTCGTCTGTGCTTTTACCGTCGAGCCACAGCACAGCGTGTTCGGAAATTGGACACGTTGTGTCCGCTGTGCTCATGGTTCGGTCGTAATCCGACAGCGTACCGAACGGCTCTATGGATGCGTCGCCTTTATTTGGCGACACGGTGAGAAAAGCTGTCTGCAATTCGCCGTATTTAGGAACGGGAGAACCCGTTAGATTGCCGTATTCGTCCTTCATTTCTTCCTGCCCCTCATAAAGGCGAAACAGCACTTTAGAGGCGTTTCGGGCGAGGCTCATCATAAGCACACCCCCACAGCAGGAACGATGCGGCTCAGCAGGTCACTGTCGTCGGCGTTTGCGTAAGAACGCGAAATGCCGTTTTCTGTGTGTCCGGTCTCGCCCTCGCCGCCGCGGCGGGCAATCATCCGGACTGCCAGTTCACATTGCAGCGTTTCGTATCGAGACGGGACTTCAACCTTTGACGTACCGCACGGATAAGCTGTAGCAAGAATGCGCTGCGCAGCAACATTCAGATAGGTGTTAATCTGTTCGTCAGATACGTTCACGTCGCTGATTAGAGCTTTTACTATGTTCAACTTCTCACCCACCGTCACTGCGCAGCACCTCCTTTACTTATGCTTTGCTTCGGCTCTTGGCTTTCGCGAGGTTTTCTTCGCTGGGGTAACGTCCGGTCTGGCCGATTCGAGCACCTTCTCCGGCTTCGCGAAATTCATCTCTTCGGGTCTCAGACCCACAAATCTGCAAGCCATGCTGCACCGCCTTTAGGCGTTGGCGGTTGCTGCCGCAGACAGGTAGATGCCGTTTGCCTTCTTCTCAAAGGTGAAAATATCGTGATAAACGCGATAGTCAAACTGCCATGCATCGGCCTTCTGGTTGGTGTCCGGGTCGAAGATACGCGGCAGGGCGTGCTTCGTAACCTGAGTTACTGCACTCGGATGGATGAGCATGAAGTTGATCGGGAAACTCGTAGTCTTGGGGATTTCGTAGCCAAACTTCGACTCGCCATCGTTCAGGGTGATACCGGTGTTGAAGCGGTTCTTCGGAACGCGAACAATCGGAATGCCGTTATAGCTGTTGATTTCACGATTTACACCGTTCTCGTTCGCGAGATAACGGGTAATGTTGCCCTTGAATGCGGAATAGGTCTTTTCAGACATGAAGCAGACCAGACCCTCACGCGGCACTTCGTTGTCACCCATTTCTGCAAGCGCTGCATCAATCATTGCTGCAACATCGGTGTCTGCTGCAATGTCAGTCGCGGTTGCCTTGGTGATGCCGGTTGCGCCTGCGAGCTTCGAGAAACGGTAAGCGTCGAGCTCCGGAACAACCTTGGTGCGGATAAACTCACCTGCCAGAGTGCCGAATGCCATGCCGAGAGTTTCCTCGTTGTCCATGCGGTCAATCATGAAGGAAACGCCGCGATCCTGCGACAGCTTGAAGGTCTCCCATGCGCCGGTTACGGAACCGGACTTGAAACCGCCGTTTCGATCATAATCCGCGAGACCGTCCATGTCGGTCTTGAAAACCTTAACGGTGTCTGCGCCAACAAAGTTCATGCGTGCTGCCGTAACGTCGAAAATGGAGGTCAGCGACTCGCGCTTATAAACCTCATCAAGCAGCGGCTGAAACTTCTGCGCAAGTGCAATATTGTTTGCCATGCTTATTACTCCTTTTTACTTGCCGTCGGACACAGGCAGGCCCATAAAGCCGCGCAACTGCGCATCCTGCGCTGCATCCTTGTTCTTACTGTTCAGCGGATTGCCCGAAGAAATGCCTGGCTGATTGTCGAGCGAGCCTGCAACAGCGGCTTTCTTCTGCGCCTCAGTGAACGTTTTCTGCGATGCAAAAATCGTGTCGAACTTACCATCTGCGAGCGCAACGGCATTCGCCTGTGCGTCCTCTGCGGAGTAGCCAACGTCAAGGAACTTTGCCTTGTAGTCCGAAACCATCTTTTCGTGGCGCAGACCCTCAAGCTCCTTCTCCATTTCGGTGCGTGCCTTTTCATCCTCCGCAGCCTTGATTTCTGCGTCGGTCTGCTTTGCACGCAGCTGCTTTTTGTATTCAGCAGCCTCGCTGTTTGCCTTGCTCACCGCGTTCTTCAGGCGTTCAAGCTCTGCGGAGTTATTGTCCGGCAGTTCAAATGCCTCAAGAGCTGCAAGTTTCTGTTCTGCGGTCATGTCCGCATAACCTTCAATTTTGGTAGTGTCGATTTTTGCCATTGCATTTTCCTCCTGCGTTTTTTGGTGTTCCCTCACCTTTTGTGCGATTTACGGCTTCCCTGCCGATAAAAT